CATTTGTAGCATGTTTTAATTCTAATAAAGCATCAGGTGATGTTGTACCTATTCCAACTTGTTCTGAGCTATCAATAGTAATTGCTGTTGCATCAGCACTTGATGATATTCCAGTTACTCCAGCATTAGCTGTAAGATTTGAAACTGTCATTTTTCTAAGTGCAGAAGCAGAAGTATCATGTATTAAAACTGTGTCATCATTAGCTACTGTAGCTTCTGCTGTTTGACCAGTTATTGCTGTATTATTTAATTTAGCTGCTGTTATTGCATCATCAACTATTTTAACAGTAGAAACTGTAGCATCTGTAGGTGTTCCTGAAGATAAAGAATTACCAAATACAATTATAAAATCTATGACATCACCAGTTACAAGGTTTGATGCAAAAGTAATTGTAGATGAGCTTACAGTAAAACTACTTCCTGGAGATTGAATTACCGAATTTAGAGAAACCATAAATTGATTAACACTAGAATAATCTATAAAATTTGCACCGCCATTTTGCATAGTATATGCAGCTTGACCATTAACTACACTAATAGCATCTAGCTTTACAAAGTTTCCTATAATGGGTTCTTTTCCAATATAACTCAATTTATTCTCCTATTTAACTTTTTGGATTAGCATCTTTAATAGACTGGATTCTTGCTTTCCAAGCATCCATGTCTTTAAAAATCTCATCCAACTGATCACCAATATCACCGTAAGCAGCTTTTCTTGTGCTTCTTACAATAGCATTAGCTTCTTCTGTGTTTGCCGCAGACTCATGTGCATTCAAGTCAGCTTCAGAAGGTTGTGCAATTTCTAAATTCCACTCCCTAATGTAAGGCCCTTGCCCATTTGAATCATCCTGCAACAAAACATCTTTATTAAAATCTACATCAGCAATACCATTTGCTGCAACGTACATTTTAATTTTAGTTGATAGATTTGCCATAGTATGTCCTCCTTAATTTTATGTTTCAGCTAATTTAATAAAAACAGCTGCTGTCGTAGTACCACCTTCGATATCATGTGCTGTTTCAGATGATTGATTAAATCTAATTTTGTTAGTTGATGTATTTGTTATATCAACAATTCCAAAAGTCGTTGTTTCATGCCATCTATTATTTGATCCATCTGATCCAATAAAATTTTGTGAATGAGCAATGTCAGCCCATGAAGATCCGTTATACATTTGTAAAGCTGTATGAACATATCTAATAAATGTTCCAGCAGATTTGTAACAAGCTAAATTGCAAGAAACATAATAATAACCAGTTGATGGTGCAGTAAATTCACCACTTGACATTGTAAAATTTGATCCATTTGTATAACTAGGAGATGAGTTCCAGGTATCAATAACTGTTCCAGTAGCAGCAGCAATACTTTTTGTACTTCCTAGTTTAAAATGATTTGCAACACCTAATCCTGTAATACCAGCACCAGTCACAGTTCCTGAAAATGCAAAATTAGAAGCTAAATCTAATTTAGTATTATCTATTGCATCATCTACTATTGCATTTGTATCTATTTTTGTTATTGCCATAATTTATCCTATTCTATAATTTTAAATGCACCCCATCTTGTTCCATTGTAACCACCATCTCCACCACCACTATGTTGTGCAAATTCTGGTGACGATGAACTCACATCAATTAGACCATATATTTCTAGATAATCATTAACAGCTAAATCAAGAACAGAATGAATGTGAAGTGCAACAACTCTTGATCCATCATGCCTACTATCTTCTGTTGCACCTACAATAGCACTCCCATTTTTGTAAATAGCTATTTTTGAAATATCATTTGCATCATAAGTTGCATAAGCTTGTAAAAATCCCCAAACAAAATATTTTCCAGCCTTTCCACTAGGAACTGTAAATCTATAATTGCTTGAATTATCATAAGCAGACGCAGTATCAAAAACTTCTGTATTCATATTTATTTTTGTCCAAGTATTATCTGATACTGATTGTGTTGAATTTAAATGTGCTTCAAAAGCAGGAGTGTTATTTCCACCAATACCAGATACAAAGTTTGATCTAGTCATTTTTCTTAATGCACTAGCTGATGTGTCATGGATTAATATTGTGTCATCTGTTGCAACAGTAGCTTCAGCAGTTTGACCAGTAATAATAGTCGGATCTAAATGTTCTTCTGAAATAGAGTTGTCAGCTATTTGTGATGCAGTAACACTGTCTGCTGCTGGATTTACTGTTTGAAAAGTTCTACCTATATAAGCTACTTCAGTTATGTCTGACGAAACTAATGATCCACCTAAAGTAAGAGTTGTACCATTTACAGAATAACTTGTGTAATCTTGTTTAACTGAATTAACCCATACAATAATATCTTGAACACTTGAAACCGAATGAGATAAAGTTATCCCTGTTCCTGTTATCGAAGTATATCTATCCTTTTTAACAGATTCAAAATTAGTTGCTGGAAGTGAACCTAAATATCCCATTAAGCTATATCCGTTAATAATTGTAAAGCTACAGTCAAATTACCACTAGCATTGTCTGATTGTGCTTGAATTTTATCTGAAGTCTGAAGCACCACTTTTGGAATTTCTAAAGATCCTCCAGGTGCGACTGGAGCATTAGTTACAATTGAAAAACCTGTAGTTGCAGATGCATCATATTTTTTCAAAGTAACATTAATAGAAGAAGCTCCTGTGTTAGATAAAGTTCCAGCAATAACCATAGACTTGTTACTAGCAGTTACAATATCTGTTAAATTTGCATTTGATATTGTTACTGTTGCATCTGAAAAATTATTTGCCATTTACCCTCCAAGTGCGATGGCAAAAGGAATTGAATTATCCGATGCCGTTATTGTTAATGTTTCATTACTTCCATTGTTGTTTTCAGTAAAAGTAATGTTTGTTCCTGCTACTAATTTACCGTTCAAATAACCAGCAGTAGTGTCATTTGAAGAAACTTTAGAAGTTTCATCTGTGTTAACTCCTATGTTTGCCCAAGAAGATCCGTTGTAATATTTTAAAACATTTGACGTAGTATTATATGCAAGATCTCCTGCATCTAAACTTGATGAAGGATCTGAAGAACCAACTCTATATCTTTCTGCGAAACTATTTACTCCAGATATATTATCTGCAACAGTTTCTACATCTGCTTTTATTGCTTCAAGAGCATTTAAATCTGATACAAAATCAGAAGTTGCTAATTGATTAAGATCAGAAACAAAATCAGAAGTTGCTAAAGTATTTAAGTCAGAAACTATGTCTGATGTTGCAAGTGTGTTCATATCTGCAATTACATCTGTAGTAGCTAACAATGCCATGTCTGCTATTACATCTGAATTTGCAAGTAATGCCATATCTGCAACAACATCTGAAGTTCCTAATAATGCCATATCTGCTACTACATCAGAAGTACCTAGTAATCCCATAGCAGTAACATTTGCTGAAGTACCAAGATGCCCCATTGCAGTTACGTTTGCTGAAGTTCCTAATATATCTAAATCTGTAACGACTGCTGAAGTACCAAGTAAAGCTAAATCTGCTACCGCATCTGCTGTACCCAATCTTCCAATTTCAGTTGCTTTAGCTGCTACTGCACCAATATCAGTTGCATCTCCTGCAACTGTTGTAACGTCAGAAGCTATACCTGCAACTGTTGTAACATTAGATGCAATTCCAGCAACTGTAGTTATGTTAGATGCAATTGCAGCAACTGCATTTACGTTTGTAATATCATGTGTAAATTCTAAAGCATTACCACTAGAATTAACTGTTAAAATTTTATTAGCAGATAATTCAGGAAATGTAAGATTGTAAGTTGATGCTGTAGTAGATGCAGCTCTTGGAGAAAATTTTAAATCTCTTTCAAGCTGTTGACTCATAGCAATTATTTTATCTAATTCAGTATTTAACGAGTCTATTTGGAATGCACCAGAAGTAGGAAAGTCTGTTGATCTTGCTATAGCTAAATCTCTAGAAATTGTAATAATATCATTAAGGGTAGCCCCTCCCCCTAGTGTAATTGATCCACCACCTGAAACACCTGCTCCTGTTACCGAATATTGTGAAGCTGATGATGGTGAAGCATTATATGATAGTAATGAAGTACCATTGTAAACTTTAATATCGTTTACTGTAAAAAATTCAAAAGGAACAGAAAAACTAGTCTGTCCTGATGTTGCAGTATATTGGACACGAGGTTCTGTGTCTGAAATAGTAATAGCCATTAATAAAGTCCTTTTTGTATGTCGTCAAACAACCAATCAAGATACCATACATTCTGAAATGGAATTAACCTACGCACATTCTTTGCTGTGTGGTGATTGTATTTGCCTCCTCCAACATCAAACATAATGTCAAAGATATTATATATTTGCCCACCAGTTGGGCCACCTATTGTTCCTGCTTTCCATCTTCCTGAAGATCCGTATGGTCTTCTTTCACCAAGAAGTGGAGTAATTCCAAATCTGTTATCAGTTAATGTTTCTATAGCTTTATTTACATCAGTATATATTCCAGCTAATCCTGATCTATCAAAAGCATTTAGAAGTTTTTGTGTTAATGATAATTTATTATAATCTCTATTAAATCTGAATTTATGATATGTAGCATCAATTAACATACCTGATCCCATAAGCATCATTGCTCCAAACATAAAATCTAAATCTCTTTCCTGTAAACCTCTCATCAACATTCTTTGAGTTGATGACATAGCAAATTTTTTAAATTGAGCTAAAGTTGAACCTAATTCAGTACTCATCCATTTAGGTGTATCCCCTAAACCTGGAGTAACAATTGTAATATTTATATCTTTATTAAGAGCTGCACCAAAAGCATCTACTGCCGCTACATCATCCCATTGTGAAGTATTAGCCATAAAATTATGTTTAGTTTTTTCACCATACTTTTCAAATTGATTAGCTATTCTTCTAGCCATATCAGCATCAATACCTGATGATGCTAAAGCAGTTTTCCATTTATCTGATAAACCACCTATTGCTATACCTTCAGTTTCTATAGCTTTTTTTAATGCTTTAATATTATTAGAGTCTAAAGCTAATTTATTCATTCTATTTTCATATGCTGCTAATGTTTCTCCAGCTAATCTAGGATTTTTCCAATGTGATAATTCGTGAAAATAAATAAAATCTTTCCATTCATCAAATGTTTTAAATTGATTTGCAGGTAAAGGATCTACACCTTGTATTCTTGGTTTAGTCCATGCTTTTTCATTAAAAGTTTTTTGTATTCTTTCAAGATCCATAACAACTTGATTATTAGCTCTATTAAAAGAAGCCATTGCTTTTCCTTCTGGAATTTTTATATATTTAATATCTAAAGGTTTTATTCCTGCTTTGCTCCATTTAATAGAATCTTCTATTATTCTAGAACCAATAGTAACTGAAGCCATAGACTTAGCCATTTCTGTCCATCTTGACATAAGGTTAACATACATAAAATTAAAAGCTGATAACTTACCCATACTGCCTTCAAGTTTATTTGCTAATCCAAACATATCTCCTACATCTGCAAATAACATAGCTCTTTGACCTGTAACCATATCAACTGCTTCACCAAAAGATTGAGCTTCTTTTTTACCCATTTTAAATAATTTTCCATCACTTAGAAAATCTGAAAACATTTCAAATTGAGTTCTAAAACCTCTTTTAATTCCAGAAGTCATAGTAATACGAGCTACATCTGGTATTGCTGCAAAGAATCCAGTAAGCATAGTTAATGCGTTGTAGTGTTTCATAGATCTCATTGCTACCGAAGTCCATGCATGAGGATTAGCAGGTAATCCATATGTACCTTTAATAAGTTCTATAGCTGCTTCAAGATCTCCTAATATTTGATCTCTTTCTTTAATAAGTTGATTTCTATTTATTTTTTTACCACCCATTGCTAACTTCATATTAAATTCATTAGCAACAGTCATAAGCCCAGGAAAGAATCCAGACATTTCACCATCTTCAATAAATCTAAATCCTAAACCATTAGGATCACCGTATTTTCTTGTAAGTAAAATGTCAGGTATCATTTGTCTTGCGTATATTTTTTGTAAAGCAAATATGTCAGACATAATCATACCTGCTTCTATTAATTCTAATTGAGCTTGTTTATCTAAATTTAATTCTCTAGCTCTATTAGCTCTTGCGTATCTTGGATCTTTAAATACATATCTTTGTACTGCATCGTAATCACCTTTTCTTGGCTTAACAAAAGGAAAGTGATTTGATAAATCTTTAACTAATCTATCTAAATCAGCTTTGTTAATTTGAATACCTTGCCTTGCATAAAATCTAGTAATTATATCTCTAAAATGATCTGCATTTTTATCAATGGCATTTTTAATATAGACAATGTTAATATAGTCTTTAACACCTTGCCCACGTTTAATTCTTTCTAATCGTTTAGTTAATTTATCTATTTCTTTTTCAATTCTAGATATGTTGTAAACTGTAGTTTCTTTTTTTCCGTATTTACTTGTAAAGGAAACAGAACCTTCTCCTTTTGTTCTTAAATTTTTAAGCTGTTGGTTCCAAAATTTTAATTCTGATTCAACAGGAAGTTCTCTAATTTTAAGTAGATTAGCTTCTTTAAATAAAGGTTCATAAACATTTTTTTGAGTAATTCTAGCAGCTTCAGCTACTTCAGGTATAGAATGATCAAAACTATTTAGTCTTGCAATAGTTACTTCTTTAGCAAATTGATCTTGATTTAACCAACCTTTGCTTTGAGCATCTTTACCTCTGTTTTTAAACATCATAAATAAATCTGTTTTAGGTACAGATGCACCAGTTTCTAATTGCTGCCTTTCAACATATTTTAAATATTGACCTTTAACTAATTTATGAGATTCAATTTCTTTAGCTCTCATCATACGCATATCAGTTTCTATTGATTTACCAGTTGCACTAAATCCCCATGCTTTAGTATTTTTTAATTTAAGCAAAGGAGTATCTAATAAATCTCCCATCATTCTTCTTGCTGTTAAAGATAATTTTTGATTAATAACTCTAAATACAGGAGTCCATGGCCCATCTTCTCCAAATATTCTTAAGTTAGTTTCAATAAATTTTTCACCTGTCATTTCTTTTTTAATAGTTGTTCTTACAGGTGTAGTTACACCTTCTGCACCAACTCCACTTGGAGCTAATTCTTTTGTTTCAGGTTTAACAAATGTTCCATCTACAGCTACATCTCCGTCTTTAATATTTTTACCTATCCATTGGCTTTCTAATTCTTTGACATTTTTTTGTACTGACAATGGTGGAGGTGCTGTTAGTTTATTTAAAATAAAAGGAATACCATAAGCAGCTCCAGCTACCCAAGCTACATAAGCATCTTCTCTAAATGGATCTAAATTTTGTTTTGCAAATTCTTCTGCTGTTGCAGCTGTTCCAAACATTAATGTAGATCTTCCACCTATTTGTGCTGCTTTAGGTAATAATAATAACATTGATGGATCAGTAAAAGCTCCAGTAATTCTACCTAAATGATACCAAGGAGATTCTTTATTAACTGAATGTCTTTGTTTTAATTTTTCAATCATTGCAGTTGTTTCTGCTTGACTTTTACTAAAATAAAAATGATGCATGAACTCCTCATATCCTTTTAATTGAGGATCTTGAGATGGAACATAATTTTCCTCAGCAGGAAAACTAGAGTCATCATTCATTTTTTGATAAATAAGCATTGGTAGGTTTTCTTCTTTAAAACCATCCCACCAATCAGTAACACTATAATCTACTACTTTATTATTTTCTGCTCTCTTTTTTTCAATATCAGCTAAAGAGATAGGTTGAGGAAAAAAAGTTGCCATTATCTATACTTACCTAATTCACCATTGTAAGATTGAATGGCATTGTTATAACCTTCAAAAATTACAGCATCTACATAAGCATTAGATGAGCCAAATTTTTCTTTATAATATTCATGCCCCATTTCATGTCTAACAATAAACTTTAATAATTTATGCATTTGATTTGAATCTAATAAATCAATTCTGTCATTAGGTTCAAAATTAGAATATTGTTTTAAAGCTTTTAAATATGATGTTGTATCTTCTGCATACATTGTAAGTATTTCTTCAATGGTAGGCATATCTCCATATCTAGTATCAATATCATTAATTTTAGAAGTTAATGTCGAATGATTTAAAATTGTTTTAACAGCTGCTCTTATGCTGTTTTTAGGATGTCCAAATACTGCAAATTTTCTACTATCTCTTTGGTATTTAACATCCATTTCACCATCCCAATTAGCAGATGATACAGCTCCCCAGTTATTTGTTCTGTGTGTTAATGCTAAAGATCCATCTTGATAATTTTCTTGTACCCAAGTCTGAAAATTTAATTCCATATTATTTTTAGAATATGGCATTTTGTCAGGTGGATATAATGCTTCTACTGCTTTTTCTGTATTTGTAATATTTCTATTTTCGTTAATTTTTCTAACAAATGATTTGCTTTCACTAGCAATAGCATTCATAGTTTCAAAAGTAGTTCTTAACTCTCTTAAATCACCTTCAAAACCTAAAGCATTGGCAATATAATAAAATGGTCTTAATTCAATTGGAGTATCATTTAATCCTGGTATATCTGGATACCATCTCCAATCTCCTAATTGAACACCCATACGCATAGTTCCATAAATAAATTTTTCTGCCTCTAATGATTTTTCTTTATCTAAATTTTTATAAAGATCTGTTTTTTGAAATTCTTTAAACATTAAATCAGCAGCATGATTAACTACTTGTGTTGCACTATTAGGTGCGTTTTCATCAATAACATTAGTCCATCTATGAGGTTCGAAATAACCATCTAAAGTAATAGCATCTGCTCCTTTGTGGATAGTTAATCTATAATTATTAGTACCATCATTATCTAAAGCTATTTTAACTGGGCCATTAGGATTATCAGCATATTCAACAAAATAAGTTTTAACTACTTCTTCCCAATTGTCTGTTCCAAACATTGCAATTAATTCATCTTTATTTTTTGAATGAAAAGTTTTATTAAGATGTGCATAAACATCATCATTATTAAAAGAACCTTTAGTTAACCAATAAGGATTTTTAACTAATTTTGGTATTCCATCAGAAGTATTAGTTTCAATACCCCAATTTTCATCTTTAAGTCTTTGAATAGTTCTGTGCCAAGCTTTTTTTCTTAAAGGTGCATTTTCTTTAGACCAAACATCCATATTGTCTGATTTAGCCATTAATGTTAATTCATTAAGAAACATAGCTTCAAATGTTAATTTAGCATTTGGCGGCATTATTTTTGAAGCATCAGCTTTCCAAGGTAGCCAAGTTGTTTGATCACTTTGAGAAAGAATATGTTTATGTAATGGATTTTTTTCATCCATAAACAATTTAAGAAAAGCATTAGGAGAATGAGCTTCTTTAGATATTTGATTATCTAATCTATTCCAACTCATCCATAAAAAATTACCTTCATTACCTTCGTGAAATGATTGAGCTATTTTTTCTGCTCTAGATTCCCAATCTATGTCTTTATAACTATTAGCAATTTCGGCTGCAACAACATCATTTCTACTTTCAAGACCTTGTTCGGCTGCCCATTTTAAGAAAGGATCAGCTCCATTCCAATTAGGAAACATATTATCGCTAGTTAAAAAATTATAAGCTAAAATTTTTTCTTTTAATTGTGCAAGTACTTCTGGTTTATCATATGAACCACCAGCTTCTATTTGTAAATAATTTTTAAATTCATTTGGAAATATATTTAATTCTTTTAGTAAATGTGATGCAGTTTTAAAACTATCAGTAAATTCTCCATTTTGGTCTAATCCCATTTGAATAGTATGTATGCCATAATCTGCTAATATTTTAGAAGCTACATCATCTTTTTCTTGTTCACTTGAAAATTCAATTAATTTACCACCTTGATAAAAGGTATTAACTTTAGCTGCTATATAATTTTTATAATTAACGTCTTCTATAATTTGATTGTATTTAGTTGATCCAGGTAAAGCACCCACTTCTATTGCAATTTCATTACCTGATTGTTCACCATTAAAGTTTTCCCAAGATAAAATATTATTTGGTTCTTTTAATTGATCTATATTAAGTGATTTATCAGAAGCTTTTTTTGTAAATCTATCTTTTTTAAAATCGCTATATCTTTTTAAAATGCCATCTATTACTTGTTCTCTAGAATCATCATCATTTAAAAATTCATTATATTTTATTAGAATGGGATTATTTTCTATATTTTTATATTTACCAAATTTTACTAATTCAGAGTTAATTAATGGTGTTGCATTTTTATTTAATGATAAAAGCTTTAACCATTCTAATGCAAGTTTTTCATCGCCTATTGCATTCATCATATGGAAACCATTAGATATATGTAATGCTAATAATTCATCATTAATCATTTTTTCATGAGTAGCATCAGATCTAGTTTCTTTAGATCCTTTTTTAACCATTAACTCATAATCATGACGAGATTGTTCATTAACAGTTAGTAATGCTTCTATTGTTTTATCGTTAATAGCAGATTTAGCTAAATTGCTATTCGGCATTTCAGATGCAACTCTAATAGAATTTTCAGCATTAGTGTTATTACTTTTCCATATTTGTGCATTATCAAACATTAATTTTGATTCATCTAATTTGTATCTGTTGTTAGATGCATTCGTCACTAAATGTGATCGAGATGCCATTAACATAGATGCAGCTTGTAATTTATATTTAGGTGGAACTTTTTCTAAAAGATTGTTTATATAAGTATCAATTGCACCCTTTATACCATCTGGGTTATTTTCAAATTCTTTACTAATTTTATATAATTGATCTGTAGTTTCTAATTGAAAAGTTTGCCAATAATTAGCAGCAGCTGTTGCATCAGCTTCATTTTGCAATCTATTAATAGTAGGTTTAAAATTGTCATAAATAATACTTAAATTACTTTTAGCAGGTACATGAGGTACATGACTATCTATAGTTTTTAATTTAACTTCTTTTTTACCGCTATCTAATGCCATTATGAAAAAACTCCAAAAAAAAATATTATTGTTATTTTATGAATCATATTTATCCTTTTTAGCTTTTGCTTCCCATCCAGAACTAGCAATTGATGTCCATCCACCAAATTGTTCTTGCTTTCTTTTAGATTTAGCTATTTGAGCATTTAACGATAATTCGTTAATGTCAGATGTCATATTTAATCTAATTGTTGAGATGTCTTTTTTAGCTTTTAATTCTTGTTGATCTTGAATATTTAAAAATGATCTACTATCAATGCTAAAACCAGAAGATGCTTGTAATGCTAAATTATGAGCAGAAGCTATTCTTAATTTTTCAATTCTATCTTCTTCTTCACGTCTAGCAACTTCTGCTATTCTTTGAATACGATCTTGATACTTTTTTTGATCAGCTTTAGCTTGTTTTTTAGATTCTTTAATATCATACAAAGCTTTACCAGCTTGTATAACAAACATTGTTACTGGATCAGCACTCATGCAAAAACTACCTCCACACTCATACCCAAGATTTTCATTGGTAAAGGATCATCTTGAGAAATTGTTATTGTTGGACTTTTGTCGTAACCTAAAAAGAAAAATTCTTTTTTAGCTGTTACTGGAACTAGGTCAGAGCCACCTTGGAACGATACTTGTTGAACTACTAAAGATTTAGAGGTGCTGTCCGCAGCTTTAATAGTCATATCTAGGGTAGAGTTTAAATCCACGATGGCTCTAGATATTCTTCTTGGAAGACCTGTTAATGGGCCTTCAGGTAATTCTTTGTCTATAGGCATAGTTTCTACACTAGGTATATAATTAAAACCTACTTCAAGAGCTGTTGCTTTAGGTGCATTAACAAGTGTAATTGTATCAGTACCTGAAACAGTAAATGATCCAATTGAACTATTGCCTTCAACTACATTTATAGATTCATTTCTATAAATTGTATTTACTGTATGTAAAAATCCTTTAGTAAAAGTTATTACAGCATTATCAGCAGGAGTTGCTGCTAAAGTTTTATCTAATGTAAGAGAGTATTCTCCAGAACCATTATTTACCAAAGATTCAATTTTATATTCTGTTGCATTACCAGCAATAGTAAATTCTTCATTTACTTTAGGTGATGATGTTAATCCATCAACAACTAATACTGTTCCAGATTGAGAACCTCCATCAACTAATGGAGTACCTCTTTGATTTAAGGTAGAAGTTGTAGCACAATCTAATGTATTACTATCATCATCTGCAAATTTTTCTAAAGTATAAACTGTAGATCCATTTAATGATCTTTTAGCTATACAAACTAAATTAGCATTAAGAGCTGCTATTGATTGAAAAGTATCTCCATCTCTTGTTGACCATTGTACCCACCCTGCTATTTTTTCATCTCTTACAGAATGAAATACAGATAACTTACCTGGGTGTGTAGATCCATTGTTTAAGAAAAAAGCATATTGTTCAGGTCTAGTATTATTACCTTTCATAATTGCTATTTCTTTTGGACTATCAATTAAATGTTGAGCAAGAATAGATACAGAAGTAGATTTGTAGCCATCTTCAATATCTGAATAAACAAATTCTCTAACTGATTTGCCATTACGTTGTATAAATCCTGTAGCTTGATCAAATTGTTTAGGAGCTGTTCTTGAGATTCCGTATGGAGTTTGTCTGTTAATACTTACATTAGATGGAGTAATAGTATTGTCTGTACTTGATAAAGGAACAAAATATTCACCACCATCAGTAAAGATTTGTAAGTCTTTACCAGAAAACATATGTCTAACTTCGTTAACTTGATCCCCTGATATATCTACATCAATTGCATCTGCATCATCTGCATCATCTACATCGAAATTAAAATATTCTGAAATTTTAGAAGCTAATACAGCAGCAGGTCTAGAAAATAATCCAGCTAACCATAATCTTTTAGTATGAAAAGTTACTGCTTGAGGATAACCTCTTAAAGAAGATATTGCTTGTTCATCCCAATCTGCTGTTGCAGTAGTGTTAGCTAATGTTTCATTACAAGTAGCTGTAACTTGTGTTGCACTTGTATAACCAGTTATGGTCATAGTTTTTTTATCTTTTCGTATTCGTACTCCTACCCATGAATTTGTAAAAGTATTTGCACTAGCTGTAACAGTTACACTTCCACTTGTTCCACTTGTTGATATTGTTGTAGCTGAATCTGCGTATTTGTAATATGGTTCGTAAACAGGATAACCTGAAGAATGTGTTGCAAATTCAAATACACTAACAGTAAATGATGTAGCTGACTCTCTAAATATTTTTCTTATTGGTCTATTTCTATGAGTTACAAAAATAGTATCACCAAATTGAGCAAAATTAAGTTCAAATAATTCAGCAGTTATCCAATTGCAATTAGTTGTATAATTAGATGTAATAGCAGTACCAGATGTATTATATACATCCATTCTATTGTTAGATAATACAATAATAGCTACTTCATCATCAGAAAATATAAATGGTATAATTCTAGATTCCGCAGGTAATGTAGCTAAATAAGAAGTTCCAGGTCTTCTCATTAAACCACCTTCAGCTAATAAAGCAAAATTTTTACATTCTTTAGCACCTTGAAAATATGATGCTACATCAGTTCTAGTTGCTAATAATGGATTAAGCTCACCTGAAGAAAAGTTAGTTATTACTGTTCTTAATGTTCTGCCCATTATACATCCGTTCTTGTAGATCTTCTTAAGTTAATAAATCTATTAGTATCTAAAACTTTAGAAGTAGTTTCAGCAGAATCTATATTCTTAGCTACAAGAAACTGTCTTTCAGATAATTCTTTAAATTGTTTAATCATAGCTGAATCTCTAGCAACAGAACCTGCAAATACTGAAGCTAGTTCATATTCTAAAGCTAATCTAAAATGGGGTGGAAAGTATGCTTCATCAACTTTGTAAATATAATCCATTACAAGAGAGCTTGTTGAACCATAGCTGTTTACATAAATATAATTTTGGTATCTTGAATAAGGAATAACATAATCGTTAACTGTTATTGAAATAATTTGTAATACTTCAGGTGAAGTTGGCATTTGATATGCATAATCATATCTGCCTGTAGGTGTATTAGTTAATAATGATAATGTTGCTTGTGTTGTAGCAAATCTCCATCTGTGTCTTGTTAAAGATGCTTCTGCAATATCGTTATATATGTTGTTGGCAACTAATGCTTCAGTACTACCATCTGTAAAAGATGAAATGGGTTGTGCCCCTATCATCACTAAAGCTCTTGCACATATGTCTATTTTTGTTGTTGCCATAATTTTAAAAATAATGATCTGGGGGATTGCTCCCCCAAATCGAAACTAGCATTATGCTAATTTAGCAGTTGTAACAGTTGCCGCTCCACTTGCTGAAGTAACAGTAAGTAAATCTGCTTCTGGAGTTCCACCTATTCCAGTAGAACAAAGAATTAGATCACCTTGTTTTAACTCAGCATATGCAGAGTTGAAGTAACCACTACCTACTACAGTAGATGTCGCATCTCCGTCAGTATAAAACCAAAGAGAATTGCCACCCATCTGTGCTACCTTTTTGATAGGATTGTCAGTTGCGTAAGCCATATTATTATATCTCCTTAATTATTATTCTGCACAAAGTTGGACTCTTGCAGCATCTCCATCGATTTCTACTGCACCTAAAGATAACATTGATGTTATTAGGTGAGATACTTTCTCAGGAATGTAGTTAACTTCAGTTCTAACATCAGATCCAATACCGCAGCCAATAGCTGATTTATGGAAGCATAATGTTTTTCTGTCCGAAGATGGTTTTGATAAACCAGAGTGAACGAAGAACAAGAATCCCATCCATCTCTTAGCAGTAATACCGCCAGGGAATGGAAGATCTTGTGGCCCTACATATTCTACTCTAGAGAATTGATCTATTGATAATAGATCAGACCATTGTTTCGGCCCAACTACCCAGTATCTTTGATTGTCATCAGGAACATCATTTCCATTGAAAATTTCCATCATGTTCTTAGCTTTAATCAAAGACATACCAGTCGCTGAACTGTTGACGTTATTAGCGATAGAAGTTGAACTATCAAGCACATCTATAAGAACTTGGTCAGTTTTTCTACCAAGTGCATAAGCTGCCGATTGAGCAACAACTTGCCTTTCGTCAATGTTTATCTTTAACTCGTCAAGTTTATCAACGTAGTCCGCTGCATAGTAATCAGTTAAAGTTGCTGACACATTGCTGTGAGCTAGATCCATTGCAACTACTTCAGCATGTCTTGCTTTAGTGTTTGCAGAACCTTTTGCAACTTTCTGAAACTTAACAGTATTTCCGTTAACACCATTGACTGTTCTAACCAGATTTTTCAATTTGCTTCCCATTCTTTGGTAAGCCATATGAACTTCTGCTTCGAACTGAGTTATAAAAGCATTCGTAATTGAAGTTGCCATTATATGTCCTTTTGTTAAGTTATTGTTAATTTACCGATTATCTTTTTAATGCAGGGGTTTGTTATCCAATTAAGGGCAAACATTGAACATTCGAAAGGTCTTGATTAAATAAATATTGTATAGGCGGATATGTTAGCAACGCACATTATATCCATTGTTTTGGGATAGTTATAACTTCTCCAAATTCTATTTCACCTTTTTCATCGTAGGAATAGGTACCAAATAAAGTAATATAATCGTCTGTATCTTTATACACCCAAAAGTCGCCTGTTACGCAGTTTGCAGGTCTAGCAGAGTCAATATCTTTCTCACTAATCCAACCTGTTTGACTAACGCAATCAAGCCACTTTATAGGTTTTTTAAGTTTTCTGTATTTAAACTTAACTTGCTTTTCCTTTGTAAGCTTTCTCATATAACTCCGTTACTCGTCTTACATAGGCAGGATCTCGTCTATTAGAATCCCAATAACGAGGATCATTAAGCATTGTTTTAAGGTCATCAGCATTAGCTGAAACATCTACCTGAGTTTGAGATGTTGGCATTGCACTATCCTTAGTTAACTTCATTAATTCTTCAATAGCTTTAACTCCATTTGCAGTTCCAGCTAAATCAGAAATAGCACTATACCCATCAGGACTTAAATGTTTTTTAGACCACATGTTAGCAGCTTCTACTCTTTCTCTACCATTATCTCCTAATTTTTGTTTTTCTAAATCAGGATTAGGTAAATTAGCTACAGCATTGTCTATAAAAGCTTTTACTCCTGTATCATATTGCTCTTGAGATAGACCTGCATTTTTTGCAGTTTCTGCCCACCATTTAACTATGGGCATATCTTCAGTTACAACTATTTTAGTATTTTCCATTTCTGGAACATTAAGCTTGTAACTTTCAGGAACATTTTTTAACCTTTCTGCTTCTATATCTGTTCTAATTTGTTTAGTCAGATCTTCTGTTCTAGATCCAAGTTTAGACTCTAATGAGTTATAACTTGAAGCTAAGTTTTCTATATTTACTTCTTGTTTATCAGCATCCCAAAACTTATCCTGAACAAACTCAGGTTTAGTTACCGCAGAAGGTTCTTCTGTGGCGATTGGTGCATTAGCATTATCATCTGCCATCGTTTTCTCCTTTTGTTATGCGTGTTTTAATTATACCAACTAGAAATCGCATACCTTCTAGATGGAACAATCTGTTGCTATCTATATTTGGCCCAGCAACAGCTTCTATTGTTATTGATTGCAAATAGTTTAAAACTTTTTTGCCTTCCTCTCCTTTAAAGACGTTAGCAAAATGTTTATTAAGAACACCTTCTTCTTCTGGAGTTCTTACATAACCATCGACACTAGCTGCAATTTTGGGCTTTTCTTTCTTCAACTTATCCCAAGTCATTTATCCTCCTGTTGGAGTTTCACCTCCTGCTTCTGGATCAGCATTCATTTGTTGAAGTCGATCCATTAAGTCTTTTTGTTCTTGTTCATCCCTAATAAGCTTTTCAGGTAAATTCATTTTTTCAGCTAAATATTTTGCAGTTTCATTTTGATCCACAATTAAATTAATCATTTGTGGGCCGAATGTTCCTGCAATTATTTCGTTGAAACGAGTTACATCTGCAACATCTTGTAAATGTTGAGCTTGAGCTAATGGTGATCTTGGAGCTATTTTAACTTCTCTACCATTAACTTTAGGAATTTCTATTCTACCTTGTTTAGATAAAATTCTAATTATTCTTTTTAACAATGGGGTTATTAATTCAGATTGTAGTCTTCCAAAAGAGGAACCTATTTGTCTAGATAGATCTGCCATTCTTTCAGAAACTTCAGTTGCCGTCATTGGAGTACCTTCAGGTCTTCCAAGAGCTTCCATGTATAAAGCTTTTTTAATATTCTGACGCATGTCATTTAAAACCAATTGAGCAACATCAAAGTTAGATGCTGCTTGAATTGGTAATAGTCCTTTAGAACCTGGAGCTACAGGTATTAAAGATCCTGGCACAAGGGAAATGTTATCAGGATTAATTACACCATCATCTTCGTAAGTATATACTCCACTTACAGACATTTGTGCATTTTGTAATATTAATTCTATTGTAAGGTTACAAGTTTTAATAGCACCCATTGCATTAAATACTGGGCCTCTACCATAAACTTCACCAGAAGCTTTATTCCATCTAAATACTAAATAAGGATTTGAACCTTCACCATCATAATATTCTTCTAATAAAATATGTTTAGGATTTTCCATTACTACACACATTTTAAATTTATCTACATTGTCTTCATAAACTCTGTAGATAGCTTCTATAATAGTTATTTTCTTTTTATTTTTTAATGGATCAAAATTTTCAGGTAATACAGCTCTAGGATATAAGATAGCTATTTCACTTGGTTTACAATATCTTGTTCTATAAATAGCATCTATTCTTCCATCAGGCCCATTGTTTAAACAAACTCTTGTTAATGGTACTGCTGTAAATTTAATTGGATTAACAGCATCTCCTTCTTCTACAAGAAGTACTCCAGTACCTATTGCAAGATCCATAAATGCTTCATGTATTTCTTGGTTAAAGTTAGATTGTTGTAATACTTGAAAAACGTAATCTGTAATTTTATCTAATTCTAAATTAATAAATGACTTTTGCTCAGGTGGTATTTCAGTACCTGCTTGAAAATCTGCCCATCTAGCAAATGTAGGAACAATACCTGCTTGTAATCTAGATGCAAATTCTTGTACCCCAACTACAGCAGTTTCATCAAAAATTTTATCAGTTCTTTTTTGACCAGGAGCTTCCTCATAAAAAGATTCTCTATTAGGAAGACAATATTCATAAGCTTCTTCAAATTTGTCTTTCCAATAATCTTTTATATTTTTAGCTTCCTTATATTTTTTAAGGATAGCTGTTGCTTTATCTGTTCCACCATAATCTGGTGAATCTGCTGTATCAATATATTCCATTTATTTTTTTTTATTTAAGCCCATTGCTTTTTTAATAATCTTAATAGTGCCTTTTGGAAACTCACCTTCTACATGACCACGAGCTTCTGAATCAGAACCGCCTTTAGCTAAAACATCTATAGCTCCTTGTATTCTGTCGCCTTCCATAACATCAGTTAATCTAGCTGATATTCTATTTCTAGCTCCGTATGATTTATCCCACCAAGCATTATGTCCTTTTTTATGTGCCATTGTTTCTCCTAAGTTACTGGATCAAAATAACCACGACCACCTGCATTACCAAACATTGATCTTGATCCTTTTAATCCTCTACGTTTTTTATATTCTTCTTCGCTTATTTTTACTTGATCTTCTTTTTCTTTATCCATTTCAGTTTGTGATTGTGTTTCAATTTGTGTTTCAGTTAATCTTACAGGTTTATTATCATCTTTACCGAAATTAGGATTTACATTTCCATAAGCATCAGTTTCACCTGACATTCTTTTACCTATGTAATCTTTATAAACTTCATTTTGTTTTTCTAATGATAAATTTTCAAATTGAGATTTACTCATTTTGATACCTTGATAAGTAACTCCTTTTTTAGATAATACTGAATCTTTAAAAAATGTTCTTGTTTTAACAGAACCTTTGTTAAACAAATCTAAAGCCATATTTCCTACTATGTTAATAGCCGTAAATGGAGTACTGACTTTATCGGTCTTACCCATATTGATAAATTTTTCTTCTTCAGCTCTTTTTTTATTTCTATCTTCTATATTAGCTTTTACTTCAGAATCGGATTTACCTTCCCATCTTTCATTTTTATTAAATGATTTGTTAGATTGGGTATTTTCCCAACCTGCATCTGATCCTGTTGCACCTTGATTATCATTACTCATAGACTAATCCTCTAAAAAATCGGCATCAAGATCGTCATCAATGTCATCGCATTTACAAACTTGAT